ATTCATATGTTTAAGAAATAAGTTTTGAATAATTTTCGTCCAATTTCGAAATAAATTTTTCGTAATGGATACGCGTTGTTGATATATCGACGATATATGCTGAACGCTTGACCGTGATGATGTGCAACGGCTTGAACTTGAATTGCGGACAATAGGAAACGAAATCAATTTCGTCGCAATCTTCGACGGTGACGAACCCGTGAACAATCTGATCAACGTATTCTTTTGGAACTTTGTTGTTGATGATGTTCTTGATGTGATTCGGCACGTCGGGGCATTTGATTTCAAGCAACTTTTTCACGACTTCATCAAACGTCTTTCCCTTGAACGGTATTCCGTCGGGTGAAATTCCGTATCTTCCGTTTTCGTGTTCAATGAACGCAACGTTGTCAATGACCTTTTGCCCTGTCGCTTTGATATATTCCTTTCGTGCTTCGGGTTCAAGCTCGTTTCCACGATCAATGTCTTTTCCTGACGCTTCTTTCGGTTTCCACTTCGTCGTCATCATCGCAAGTGTTTGATTCATAAACGCATCGCCCGTGCCTTTGACCTTGCTTGCTTGCGAACCTGTTATTTTCCCCTCACGAAGTTTTTGCCATTCATCTGTTTTCTGATCACCGAAAATGATTTTGTATGATGTGTTTGCCATATTATTTTTTCTTTTCGGTTTTCTTTGCATCGTCGATGATTGCTTTTTGTGCCTTGTATGCTTCAACGATGTCATCGTCTTTTCGCAATTCGGGCGACAATGCTTTGAACGCGTCCTTTAATTCATCAATGGTTTTTGTCGGCTTGAACGTGTCGATTGCTTTTTGCTTTTCTTCGCTTGGTATCACGTCAACGTCGGCATCAATATGCACGACTGATTCGCGATCAAATTCTTCTTCGATGTATGCGTCTGACAATTCTTCGGGAAACGCCATTCGAAGTGCGTGCATTTCTGCAACTTTGGCAATCATTGTTCGCTTCTTTGTCTGCCACATTCCCGGAACTTCTGTTCCGTCTTTCTTCTTGAATGCGGGCTTTTCATATTCGTCGAAATAAACGGTTGCGGTATACCCGCGATCGTCACCGTCTTTTTTCCAAATCGTCACCGAACAACTGATGACATTTCCGTCTTTGTCTTCAACGAATGACGGTGCTGACTTTCCTGATTGACCGCCTTTCATTGCGATCGCTCGAACGTCGGCGATTGATTGCACAAGTGCATAATCCTGCTTTTGTTCTTTGCCATTCCAAAACGGGGTGGCATAGATTTTTTTCGTCATAAAGTCCTTGATCGAATATCCTCGCATCATTCCTTCAAGCAATGCTTTCGGGATATTTTCTTGTTCAAGACCTTTGAAAGTGTTTTGCGCCAAAGCGACAAACACTTCCCTTTTTCCGATGACTTCGGTTTGAATCTCTTTTCGCATCTCAACGATGCTAATTTCTTTTGACATAAATTTGTTGTTGATTACTTGATAATACATACATTTTACTATTTCATCGGTGAAAAGTAAAATGCAAATATGTTGGTAACTTTACGAACGGATTGCAATTTCTGTGTCTTCGTAAATCTCGACCCCTGACATTTCGCGGATTCCCGCAGTCACGAACTTTCGAATCACGGTGTCGATGATGCCCTTTCGATACGCTTCTTCGAAGATTGCTTTTTTCACATCTTCGGGCAATGAATTGATCGAAATGACTTTGTGTTTCCACACCTTGCGAACCGTTGATTGCGCCGCATCGCTTGTCACGGTTTTCGCAACTTCGGCGACCTGCTTCACTGGTTCGGCGATTTCTTCTTTGCCTTGTTCTGCACGCTTTTCGTTTGCCTTGTCACGAATCGCTTGCAAACGTGCTTCTTCTTTCAATCGTGCCTTTTCTTTTTCCTGCCAAAACGCACCCATTTTCTTTTTGACCGTTGTGATGATGTCATCGGCTTGATCAACTTGTGGTTTGAACATCGCGTTGATGTCCTTGACCTGCTTGTTCAACGGATCAACGAAAAACTTTCGAGCTTTCTCGATTGCCTTTTTCTTTTCGTTGATAATTCCGACGAATTCTGTTGCGCTTGAATAATCTTCATCACTTGCGATCACAAGTGCGTTCGCACGTTCAGAAAACGAAAGCACGTCGTTTGCTAGTGGTTTCAATTCTGATTCGATTGTTTTGATTTCTTTTGACATAAATTTGTTGTTGATTTTAGTGAATAATTATTTTTTGGTATATGATTCGGGTTCCATATTCTCTTTGATGTATTCAATGAGATGTTTTCCTTGAATCACATATCGGGGTTTCCCGTCACCGCCAAGATTTTTTGCTTCAACTCGCTTTTCGCGAATGTGACGCAAAAGCATCTGTCGGCGTGTGTTCGGGCTTGTTGCCGTCAATACGCCGTCCATTTTTGCAATTTCGATCGGCGTATAAAATGCTTCGGGATTGATTTTCTTTGACATAAATTTATTGCTAATTAAAGTCCTGATCATCATATTCGTCCTCGTCGGGCAAATTGCAATCTGGACAACGAGCCGTGCCAACGTCTGCCATATGCGGTTCACCTGCATAGACATAATCGGGTGTCGACACTTCACCCGTATCGTGACACGTTTCGCATTCGTATGTTTTTTGTTCTTTTTCCATACCTTTACATTTTACTCTATGCAAAAGTAAAATGCAAATATGTTTGTGTTGGTAACTGTGTATAACGAAAAAACCGCCCTTTCGGGGCGATCCTTTCGATTGATAGAATTCAATTGAGAATGGTATCAACAACAAATTTGCAAGTTGACCTTGCATCGTTATTCTACCGTGTTTTTGTTGGTGCCGTCAATGTGTTTTTGTTTTGTAACTGTGGAAGATTTTTGATGACCCCTGAAATCGACTTCACATCGGCATCGTTTATTTCGCCGTATTGATTATCGTTCCACGTCGCACGACCCTCGCCGTTTGGCAATCGCAAAAATTGCTGTCGCTTGTGTCGCCATTGTGCGTCTTTTTGGAATCTGTAATCGTCGTATGACTGAATTTTCGAAATTGATGACGGGCGAATCTTTGACCCGTTCGGCATCGTTGCCCATTCCATACCCGCAAGACGTTCTGTGATTTCGTCGGTTGAATTGTAACCCTCTAAAATATACAAATCGCCGTCGTATGTCGACAACATAAATCTTTTCACTTTTTCAATGTTTTTGTTTTCCATAAAATTATAATTGAACTGATGCGTGCTTTTTAATATTCTTTTTCAAATCGCTTTGCAATTGCGGAACGAGATGATCGAACCATTGCTTGCGTAACTTTCGAGCCGACAAAATGTTTTTCGACCAAAATTCGTTCGGTTCAAAATTTCTTTTCGGACGACCTGTGATTTCGATTTCACCGCCGTGAACCCAAGTGATCATAAATCTGATTTGTTCGTGCGTCGCGTTGTCTATTTCGCGAAGTTTCCTGATGTCTTCTGCCCATTCTTCGATATTCACTTTCTTGTTTGAAAACGCGGGGAAGTTATAAATGATTTTTGACAAAAGATGTTCTGCCAAAAATAAATCTTCGTTGCTGAATTTCTTTCCGCGAATCAACTTGTCTTCTTTCTCGATCGTTTTCTTGGCATCGGGAACTTGATCGTCTGCTTCAACTGGTTCATTCAAATTGTCGGTTTCGAAATTCATTTTTTGTGCAAGGAAAATTTTTCGTTGCTTTCCGCCGTTCGGCACGACTATGTGTTCGGCTTTTTCAAGTGATGCAATCCAACGACTGACCGTGCGTGTCGTCGTGTTGTAAAGAACCGCAAAATATTCGTTCGTCGCCCAACAATAACCTTTCTCGTTGCACAACGCCGAAATTTCGGAATACAAAAGTTTTGCACCGTCGACCACTTTTTTATCGTAACGAACTGTTGCGGGGATCACGCCCCAAAATGATTTTTTTATTTCTTGACTCATAAATTTGTTGTTGACCCTTGCGAGCTGTTTTTATTATACACCAAACAAAAAAGAAAAGTAAAATGCAACCGTGCAAAAAACTGTTGGTAACTTGTGAATCGAACTTTTTGCAACGTTATATTTTTATTTATAAAAATATAAATTTAATTGTATATATATGCTAGACAAAAATGTCTATCCCCCCTAGACAAAAATGTCTATGAAGAACCCCAACATAGACAAAAATGTCTATGTTGCTGAAAGCCCCAAAATTGCGTTTTAAGACGTGTTGACCCACAAAACGGACAATGTGCCATAAAACAGAAAAACACGCCGTGGCGTGTTTCCTGTGAAGCGTGGCAACGTCTATTTTCCCCCGAAAGGCAATGATGTGTCGCCTTTGTTCGAAAAGTAGAATGTGAACGCCGCACCCGCAAGGATCATAAAATTGTTTTCAGATAGGAAACCTGTGAAGAATCCTACAACGGCACCGATTGCCATTACAATGAAAACGATTTTTGATGCTGATTCGAATATCTTTTGCATATGTTTATTTGCTGAAAATGTCGTTTAATTTTGCCCGTGTTTTTGGACCGCATCGACCATACCCCGCGTCCCCTTTTCCTGCGATTTTATGTTTCACCTGAAACTTCTCAACCGCCGATTTTGTGACGCTTCCGAAATATCCCGTGCTTTTTGAATTGACTGGAAAACAACCCTCGAATCGAAGACAATCTTGAAGCGCGACGACATCGGGCTGATTGTAAACGATAGGCGCTGACGGGATATATTCCAAATCTTTTGTGAATGTATATTTTGGTTTTGAAGAATCTTGCTGTTGTTCACCGTCGGCGAATTTGAAGTTTGTCATATACGCCGCAAAGAAATTTCTTTTTTTGTGAAAGTCCTCGCTGATTGCACGCTGACCCTTTTCGCCGTAACGTGTGCCCCACGAATCGTCGATGATAAGATGTTTTTTTCCATTGATAAGGCAAAAATCAACTGCGGTGACTGAATGACGTGAACCGTCCTGAACGGAAAGCGTCGGATATTTTACGTTCGGCTTGTCTGTCCATTCATCGTGCTTGAACCAATACCACACCATAACGGGTTTTCCCGTTGTCTGAATGATCGACGCGATTGTGTCGATGTCCATTGTCTTGATGACAAGATAGTTTGAAACTTTGAAAATCTTTCCAACTTCGTGTTTGTATTCGGGAATCTTCACGCCGTCCATTTGTGCGTCTGTCATCATTTGTGACGGCACCAATTCTTCGAGCGTCACACCCTCGCGTGCAATGTCGAGCGCGTTCACGCCAATCATTCCGCCTGACGGTTTGTTCGAACGTCTTTGATAAACGTGCGTTGCTGAAAAATGAACATACGTTCCGTTTTTTTCCTGATACATTGCACCAAGCATTTTTGCAATTGTTTGTGCGACGCAAGACCCTGAACC